GTCCAGCAGTAACAAACGAACCAGTTTCGATCAATTGACCATTGGATGCAATGTAAGCAACGTCAGCACCGTAAGAAATGGCGCTTGGCAAGCCAGAGCCAGTCAGGGTGATGGTGGTGGAGCTAGATGATCCAGTGGCAGACACAGAGTAAGCTGTATCAGTTTGCAGGCCAACAACGCGCAGGGGAACCTGAGCAGTAGTACCCAGAGTAGAAGCCAGAGCAGCGAGATACGAGTTACCAGTGTTGGTGTTACCAGCAACAGCAGAGCCCGTACCAGCTTGCCACAAGCGGCTCAACTGGATGTTCTGACCAATCAAAGGCAGAGCAGCGGAACCGAGGGTGGTACCGTTCTGAATCATAACCATCTTAAACACTTGGTCAGGATCATCCGCAACAATAGCTACGGCGTCACCGGCCAAAGTCGAAGCTGGCCAGTATTGGCTGAACGTCTTTTGCTTGGTTACAGGGTTAGTGAAAGAGCAACCCAAGAACACGCCAACAATAGCATCCGTAGGAGCCGTGCTGCCGGGAGTGGTTTCGCCGTTGGACGAGGTGATTGTGGATTGAACCGCAAAACCGCGTACTACTTGGACGATGTCGCCATAGAAAAGGTTACTTGCGTAACCATACTGAATGGGAATGTTGCGGGTAGAACCTGCAAACAATTGCCCACCGATCAAATTGACCGGCTTTAGGCCGTAGGGGGCCGAGACCGTAGGATAAGCCATAGATACTCCTAGATTTAAGTGTTTCCAGTACCGAAGGCGGTGCCTTTAGTGCTGGTCGAATTACGTTCAGCAAACTTCTTCATACGCGGATCGCTGTCCCGCATGAAGTTATTGTCAACCGATTCCATTTGAGCTTGATTCTGCTTGGCGTAATACCTTTGCATAGCAGCAACTTGTTCTGAGGAGTTTCTGCATAACATCAATCCCCCAATTTCAACGTTACCGTTGGTATTGCCTTCCAGCATTAACTCCGGATGGTCAACTGCCTTAACCGGTTCCCAACCGTCGCGGCGCTTGCGCGAGACGTTTGTTGGATCGGATTGGCCCAGAATGTGAGTTGCTATATAGCGAAACTCAACGCCGGGGATCGGATTCGGATCGGGCAATGTACTTGATGGTTTGTATTCATAGCGCACTTCTTTATCGCGTGCGGCCATGTCTCGGGTTGTGCGTGCTTCAGCCATTATTACTCTCCAATTTTGCTACTTGAGCAGCGTATTGCTGCGGGGTTAAACCAAACTTCCTTGCCAATGCAACCTGCGTTGTTGTCATCTGGATTTTTTTAGAACCAGTTGACCGCGACGCTGGAGCAACTACAGAAACAGGTCTGCGCTCATTTCGAGATTCAGCTTTGCCAAACACTTCCGGAAACTTGTTCCTTACGCGGTTATCAATTTGCTCGTAATACTCATCGCTTTGCGGGTTTACACCCGAATTCACTAGCTTTTGATGCAGCCCTAGAGAGTAGCTGGTAACTTCTTCAAAACCATCTGCCCCGAACCACTGGTTCTTTGCCTGCCAGCGCAGGGATTTTTCATCGGGTTTAGGCGGTTGTTGAATGAATTGTTGCGTTTGTACCACATCACTTGTAGTTTGTAAAGGCTGTGGTCGGAAGTTTCTAATATTTTGAACCTTCCACTTTGCATCAGTTAATGCCTCTTGTGCGGCAATAATTGCATCTGCGTCAAAAGCTTCTTGTGCGGCTTTGTATTCCTTGCGGGCTTTTTCATACTCTGCTTCCGCTGCACCCAAAGCTGTTGCTGCAATGTTTCTTGTGCCTTGCTCAACATAACCTTTGAGCTGCCGGTTTTCTGCTAGCAGTTGATTAGCTAAACGCTCAAGCTCTTGCTTCTCACGCAATGTTGCTTCTTTGGCGCGGCGCTCATCATGGCGAGAATGTGTTAACTCTTTGATTCGTTTTTTAACGTTATCAGAGTATGAGTTAATTTCCTCGTCGGTGGGGTCTTCAACTACCTTGTCCAGCGGCTTTCGGCCTTGGTCTGGTTCTGGTGTGTCATCGATAATGTCAATCTCAAATTCATCTTTTGAGTCTTTAACATCAATCTCATCTGGAAATTTGTATTCTTCAGGCATGATAGCTCCTTATGCGCGGGTAATACCACGGGGGTCATCAACTACTGCTTCCACTTGATCATCATTAATCAATCGGAATTCTTTGCCGTAAATTTTTAAACGCGTGCCGGCGTATGCGCGCGTAACAACAAAGTTACCTTGCTCGCACCAAGGCCCGCTTGGGAATTTGGCCGCATCTTTATATGCATCTGGGCCAACCTTAAGCACAAACAATACGGTCGTGGAATGCTCTTCCGCGCGCACCATATCGCTGGGTTTAACTAGGTCAAGCTCCGTTCCCGCAAGTTTTTCTGATACATCGGGAACAATGCAGAGCAACTTATATCCAGAGGGCTCCGGAAGCATTGTTGCTTTGTCTTCAGCGGAAGCGTCCGTTTGGGGAGCATCTTGTTGCTGAATTTCTTTTGGCAGTGTCATGCCCGGAGGCAAAATAATATTACTCATCTTCTTTGTCAACTTTCTCAAGCAGGGCCAATAGGTGGGACTCTGCGGTAGCTAGGCCCTGAATAACACCGCAAAGTTTTTGATATTGATCGAAAGATTTACAAGCTCCACCGGCCATGTCGTCGGCGTAGTTGTTTAAATCTTTGCGAATTTTTTCCCGAAGTACCCGTGCAAAATCGTGAATCATCATTCATCCTTTTGTTGTTGCGCAGCATTTTGTTGCTGCAGTAGTGATTGAGCTATTTCGTGCTTGTGCTGGGTCTTAGTCTTGCCGACTTCTAAACCCATCTTCACACCCTCGCGCTGCTCCTGCGCTTTATGTTTTGCAATCTGCATTGCAGTTTGTGATTGAGCTTGCTGACGCTGCAAATTATGCGAAGCTTGCTTTTCTCGCATGTTGCTACCCAATTTGGCGCCCTCAAGTTGCATTTTTGACCGCAATTCAGCTTCTTTTAGCTGCGAATCCTTGGCTTTTACCTGCGCATCAAGGGTCATTTTTTGCGTGTTTAAACTGTTATTTAGCTGTATTTTTTGCGCTTCTAGCTGCAGTTTTTGCTGTTCCAGCTGGAAATCCTGCTGAATTTGCTGTGCTTTAAGCTGCAATTCCTGTTGCTGCATTTGAAGTTGTTGTTGCTGCATTTGCACCATTGGATCTTGCGATTGCTGTTGTGCTTGTTGCTGCTGTGCCTGCTGTTGATTGAGCTGCAAAGCCTGTTGGCTAGCTTGCGCAATCATTCCGGACAATGCGTACTCCACTTGTGGGTCAAGCTGGTCATCTGCTGCTGGCAATGACATGCCTAGCTGCGTTTCTATTTGTTTCCGGTATTGATATCCAGTGTGTTCCGCAATGTGAGCCATGATTGCACCCTGCATAGTCTGGGCTTGCGGGTTTTGACCAATAAGTTTTTGTACGATTGGGTCTTGCAACATGCCCATATGCACCGTAATGTGCGCTTGGTGGTCTTGGTTTAGGAATGCCTTTACCGGAGTTCCTTTGAGTACATTCATGTTTTCGGTTACTGGGTCGGTAAGAATCTCATCTTCTGGCAATGGAACCAACTTCTCGGGGTTTTTAATTCCAAGTATCTCCAGCATGTTTCGGTGAAGCTGCGGCATGTTGTAAATCTGCGGAGCAGATTGCGCCATTTGCATCACGGCTTGATACTGAACCACGCGCTGACTCAAAGTTGCTGCGTTTGGATCGCTTACTGGGACAATGTCTACATGCGCGTAGTCGCTTGCTTTTGCGCTGCGGTCTCCGGTATCTGGATCGTAGTCATAGTCTTCCGGGGAATCGTCACGAATAATTTCCGCGAGCAGTCTGAGTTCTTGTTTAAACGAGTAATGCAGACGGGCTTGTACTGCAGACATAACTTTAAGCTGGCGCTCCAGCAATGCCAAAGTTGTTCCAACTGGAGACTGGCTAGACATATCGCTGATCTGTGAATCAGCTGTTGAAGCAAAGCGGCGTCCTTCATCTACGATGTTATTGAGCAGCGTATACAGGACTTGACTTGGCTCTTTATATGGGAGAGGGAGGATGTTGTCCCGCAAAGCGCCAGAACCAATATCTACGTCTCTGAATTCTCCCGGAGCAATTGGCGTGTCGTCGCCCTTAATCCTAAGTCCTCGTGACTTGAGTCCACCCGGAAGGTTGGAAAGCGTCCCCGCATCCACAAGCTGGCGCATGATGCTGGTGGCTGATTTTGCAAACCCTCCAATGAGATGGAAGAGTCCAAATCCATATGCTCCAAATCCGGGGATGTATTGATAGTGAACAAAATGCTGCCTCTTAAGTTTAAGCTTGTCTTCTTCTAGCCAGTTTCTGCGTATGGACAAAATTGTGTTGTTGCCCTTGATCATCGTTACCACATAGGGAAGAGCAATTCCGGTCTCACCTTCCTTGTCTTCATCTTCCCCAATGTCCAGATCAACGTGGCATTCATACAACGTATACCGGTCATCATTCATATCCCGAAAGCCGGTCTCGCTATCTTTCGCTTTCTGGATGTTTGTGGTTTCTTGTAG